ACTACAACCCACAACCTTATCATCAATTTTAATATTTTCTATTGAAACCACACCTCTATCAGTATCGACCGGCGTCCCAGGCAGAAGGCAAAAGCCCTCTGTGGCACTCATGCTGACAACAGCATCACATGCAGTGTAGAGAGAGCCTATATCTGGAATGAACGTATTTATAACTTCAATTTGCGGCGGGTTTTTCTTTCCTTTTAAGGCAGATTCAATGATCTGTTTTACATCTACTTCAAACGGCTTTCCTTTAGATTCTTTAACAAACTTTGTTTTTAACACCAAGCAAACATCATCGTGTCCTGTAAATGTTTCTACATATCCTTTAATCACTCTTTCATGTAGTTTCCTATGATGGGGTATGGCATTATGTAAAAACTTAACCCTTTTATTTGTTTTTAACTTAAACGGAGGAATATCAGGATTAAACATAGTGGTATCAACACCATGTGGCACGACCAACATTTTATCTTTAGGTATGCCATTATTTGCAAATATGTCATATGAAAATTGACTTGATGGTAATATATAATTAATTGCCCTTGAATAAATAGGCCACCCAGGAGGTAAAATAGAACTCTCAAAGTTCCATATAGCCGCACGGCGTCTTGATTCTGGATAGAAGCGTCTTGGGAATTGATAAGGTATGGTGTAAGCCAGTTCAAGGTCATAGGGCCTATTTTTATCTTGTATTTCTGGCTCAGGATTTTTTTGCAAAACAATTTTATCGTTCCCTTGACCATCAAGATATTTGGCATCACCAGTAGTCAGAGCGCCGTGATAGCCGGGCAGGAGAAGATGTTTCAGGTCTTCCGGGAAGTGTTCTAAATTATTAGTTGATTTTAGAAAGATTTCATGGCCGCCGATATTTTTCACGGCGCGCGCCAAAAACTGCATAGTATACGACCAACTGTGAGATGTTCCCAACATGCTGTGTATCCTAATCTTCATCTATTTCTCCTTATCTTAAATAACTTTAATTTTTTATCTATCGTGGATTTCGCACAGCCTAGTTTTTCAGCAACCAATACTCTGGTCAAGCCATCTTTAATATATAATTTATACAGAGTTTGTTTTGATATATCCATTTTATGATTTATTCTACCTATTGGATTTAGTTTCCACTTATAAGCAAGCGCACAGATTGGTGGTTTTCCAACATATTCCAGTAGTTTTGGCACCGATGTTTTTGGCACAAACAATCTGTGGTATTTTCCATATGGCATCACAGATGACTTGATATTTATTGCCTCATTCAGTTTCTCTGATAAAATAGACACCTCTTCTAAAGAAAAGCCGTCCGTACAAAAAATAGCATATTCTTGTCTTGGCAAAGAGCCATCTCCTAGAAACCAATGTAAAACGAGATTAGGCGATATAATCAAGTCTTCAGGAACCATCTTCTTTCGTTCTTTATACCATTTTGTTTCCAGATCTTTAAATTGAATTGAACACAAGGTAGAAAAATTATATCTAGTATACCACTTATCCCAGTTTTTATGAAAATAAACATCTTTATAGGCCCCAGAACCCGTTAGATCTATGCCGCTTTTCACAAATAATTCTGCTAGCCAAAAAGTATATTCCTTTTTGCTGTTTGTAAAAGAAAACTTTGATTGATAATTTCGCCTTATCAAACACCCATCTCCTAGCAGTTCACCCTCTATTCTTTCCATCATTTCAGCATTAAGAGGCATGCTGTTTTCTTTTCTCAAGCGAAGCCCATCACGAGACGACCTCATATCTATATTAGAAGAAATAAGTATTTTTCTAATTTTAGAAGCGGAAAAAGGAGACTTACACGCTATTTGCCTAATTGATAATCCTCTCTCATATTCCTGAACAATATCAATCATTATACCTTCCTTTTAACTATAACCGTACCTTCCTTTTAACTATAACCGTACCATCCTCGCTTCTAATAAGAGCTTGCTTATGCTCTTTATACAAAGTGGCGATCATTTCACGCACAACAGCCGTAACAGTTTTGTAATTACCTTTTGAATACATGACGAGAAACTCGTAAAGTTCCTGCTCCAGGCGGATATTTATTTGCTTGCGTAAACTATTGATTTTATTGAGTTTTTCATCCATTATTATTCTCCTTGAATCCCCATTATTATTCTCCTTGAATCCCCATTTGTTTTCTACTTTTATATCCATTATTTTACCTGTTGCGGCAAAGGTTGATGTTGGTGGACCTCTACCACCACCAGTTGCCCAATACTGTAGATGGATCCCCTCTCCAGTTGCACCGGATATCTTTTTATTAGTAGATTTGAGGCACACAACTGCTATATTTTTAAAGAAAAAAGGGAGAGCATTTCTGCTCTCCCTTTAATTTGGCACTTTAATGGTTAAATATTTAGTAGTGTTCTCATCTGAGCCATAGTGATCGACCCAGTTGTGTTTGCGAACCCTGCTTTTTTCAAGTACACAGAAACCAATATCTTTGTGCTGAGGGCTGGCCTTGTTTCATAGCCATCGTCCAACAGATTACTTAGGTGTAGTGTCATTAGTGATGTGCTAGGATCATAATACATTCCCACTACATCTTCAATTGGCGTAGAAGTAAAATTACTTGCAGTGGACTGAATAGAGGGAGCAATTTTAACTCTACCAACAGAAAAATCACTTGACTGGACATATGTTCCATCTGCAAACTTCATAGCATTAAAACCTGAAGAGGTCAAGCCTGAGTCAGATTCTGCTACAAAATTGTCAAACAAGAGCAACCCTGTATAACCATCTAAAAGTGTTGGGTCACCGTTCGAGTCTGTCACTGGAATATCCAAAGATAGGTGGTTCATCTCAAAATCAACAGAATAATGTGTTCCATCTGGATTCAATTGTATTTCACCTATAACCAAATTTCCAGGAACATAAAAATTGTTTTTTCCGCCATCACAGGATGCTATATCGTCTGTAAAAGTAGTAGGCATTTCTCGCCTGGTATCAATTATTGATATATTATCTGGAAGCCATGTGGCAAAATATTCTATTCTCCATGTTAAAGACACAAAAGGCACAGTATCATACTGCACGCAAGATGCGGGAATATCTACAGCTGTTAGAAGTGGATCGACCAAGTTTTCTACCAATACCTGTAATCTTGGAAAATAAGATCCTGTTACAAAAGAAGTGATTGACCTGTCGACAAAATTTTGTATGAGTTGAGAGTCATCTGCTCCTACATATCCATCATCATTAACATCTGCTCTTAAAAGAGATAGGGCATTAAGCTCACCGTCGCGAACTTGAGCTTGGAAATAGCCATCACTCAGACTTATTTTTTGGAAACCAACTGGCAATGTAGTTAAATAAGCATTGTATTTAACAAGCCAACCATCAATGGTGGCGTAGTCAGCCGCAGTAATTGTGCCGTCACCCGTAACATCGCCATACGCATCGCTAAGCGATGTGGCTTGTATTATTCTATATTCAGATGTACAACTTACATTGTCTGGTCTAATCACAGATCCTAGTAAACCATTATTTAGAAGGTCAGCATCTGGGTGTAAAAAATTCAGTTCATTTTGGTCGACGAGACCTATTGTATCTACAGCTCCAGTAATCTGAGTAGGATTTCCTCGCGGATTTTGATCCCGCGCACATGCCAACATAATTGGAGACGATTCTGTAGTTAGTAAAGTTGTTAGTTGAGCATCGCTTAATAACGTAAATAAAGGACTCGCTAGGACTCTAGAAAACACCTGATTTCCAGTTCTTTGATCCTGTACCGGATCAGAAAAAGAATCCTGTCGTTCTACTATAACATTATTATAGGCATCTTTAGTAGAAGTATAAAATGAGTGATATCCGCTAACATATGGAACTTCTGTATTCGTCGAATCTACAGCAAGTTTAGGAACTTCTATTCCTATACCATCATCATAAGCTACGCCATCGGCCATTTTGACATAATCCCCATATACAGCAAACCACATATCACTCTCAGTAACATTAATCCACTGGGTTCCATCAAAAATAATCATATATCCATTGTCTGCTTGCTGTGGAGACTCTGTAAAGACAATAGTTCCAACTGTAGTGTCACCTGACCTATGGATGGCCAAGGCATAATACCGACCGGACGTCACCGATGTTCTTGTGGGATCAGATATTGGAGATCCTGTAAAAACAAAATCTACGGACTGATAGGCATCATAGCCGTCTGACAACACAACGCCCTGTTTTTCCAAATCATCTATATCTAAGGAAAGCTGAGCTATAATAGTGGGATCTGGGTCAAAATCTACAGCAGTATCTGGAACTGGGCTCACAGGACATGCTACTTCGGTTTGTAAAGCATAGAGCGTTATAGTCACAGAGCCAGACCAACCATAAGCATCGGCGGCAGGAACTGTTTTATCTTCCTTTACTGCCATTAGGACAGACACTTTTTGTATATTTGATCCATTGGCAAGGAACTTTTGACCAACTATAGTGCTTACATCGTTTGGCTCAATAAGTCGTGCAGACGATGCTACAAAACCGATGTTCAAATCTGACACAGGTTTATCACTGCCAATGCCATTTTGTAACATACTACTGATTGAATCGCTTGCGTTGCCAGGCACAAAATCTCCAAAAAATTGAGTAGGTTGAGACATCTGAGATGCTATAATTACGTCTCTAGAAACTTCCATAGATTTGGCTTCTCTAACCATCATGCTACCAATTAACGCTCCGTAAGCATCCCCACCAACTCTAGCTGGAGAAAGACTACCATATAAATTGCCTGCGAAGTTATGTGTAATAACAGACCGCAGTGTTTTATATCTACCTCTTGTTATCTGAGTGCCATTGGTTTGAAATACTAAATCATCATGAATTAAATCGCCACCAAACTCATCACCTATAATGGAGACCTTTGTTTCAATAGCCCCATCTAGGTCAACGCTAGCTAAAGTAACAGATATTTGTACGCCTTCAGCTTCATCTGAAACAGACGACAAAGGAGTACCCACATATAGATCTTGTCCATCAAACGCATAGGCGTCAAATATGGCTTGCTGTTGCGTGTTTAGACTATTTGTATTGATGAGCACTGTGTCTGATAGAGTATGGTTTAATACTCCACTGCCCATAAAATTGTTTACAGTAGCGGCGTCTATATCTACGTTTCTGGTTTGTTCGTCATCCATATCACTTTCGGTGACCTGTTGCCCGTCATGCCAGTTAACCTTTTTAACACCTACATCTAGGCGTTTAGTTGTCATTAGAAAACTCCTCCTATTTCGTAAAGCTCACAAAGGCTCTAGTGTGAGCCGGCTTAATTCTGTTAATTAGCGCTGTTATTAAATCATGCGCCAGTGTCGTATCTACTAAGCTAAAGGTATCAATTACTTCCACAAAGAAGTCAAAGATTCCTGTTGCCGCATTTCTAACAGTTATTAGATTAGTTACATCTTCCTGTGTTGTATTGAAATCCAAAAGCAATCTTGTAAAAGCGTCACTTACCACTGGCTGGGCTGTATTAGTGTTTCTTGTGAACAGAAGATCTCTACCAATAAGCCTACCAGGTCCCTCTCCGCCAAGATATGTTATAGAGCGTAGGGCACTGGAAAATCTCATATTATCGATTCTGGCAAGTGAAGTGAACTGTCCTGTAAAATCAGCACCGACGTTTACCGTGTTAAATACGTCTAGCAAATTTATGTCCGATAGTATGTTTCTAGCGGATGTCGTTCCGGCAATTCCAGAACCCCACACTGTACTTTGGCCATAACGTACGCCAGTACCATATTTGAGCCCAGTGCCATATCGAATGGTGCCAGTTTCTATACCATCAACCATCATAATAAGTCTATCCTGATTGTCTGTATTATTTAAATCCCATCCCACGAAAACTCTATGCCATGTGTTTTTCTTCCAGAAAACTGAAGAACTAATCTGATAATCAACTTCAGACGCCGTTACAGACAAAACAATGGCACCCACTTCGTTCTTTAATATGCTGAATCTATCACCAGAACTAGTTATTGGAACATATGTAACGGTAACCGTTCTTGTAACACCAGGAAGAGGTTGCCCTAACGTAACAGTCAGCCCATCATCTGATAAAGAACCGCCAGTAAAGTAGTTTATTTCACTGTTTGCTACAATAACTTCACTGACAGATCTTGCTCGAACGGTAAGTGGAACAGTAATAGAAGTTGCCGCAGTCACGTCAGTCTGTTGGTTTGGCGTTAAATCCACATAATATCGTGCGGTTGGATCATTCCATGTATCCAATATGGGGCTTACCCAAAACTCAATAGTCCCCGCACTATTATTAAAAATTGATTGATTATCGAACTGTAATGGCGTTTGTTGGATAAACACACCAGACTGATTAAAGTTAGAGTTGACGCTGTTCTCACTCTGTTTATATGATCCTGAGAAACTAGATAGAAAATCAGCACTATTAACCACATCATCATTAAAGTGGAATAGCCCAAGTGTCTGGTCCGTTTTCTCAAATTCACTTACTACCAATGAATCTGTGGTTATAGATCTACCTGAACTAGGAGCTTCTTCTCCAGGCCCAGTATCAACAGACAGTTCGTCCAATATACGCATCTCATCTATAACAGCATTTGCTTGGTTGTTCCCATTCATGTCAGAACCTATATAAACTGTTTCTGGGGTTTTATCCCAAGGAACAGTAAGAAATGCTGAATGATCTACTTCATACCAACAACTTCTCAATAGAAATGGCTTTCCACCACTTCTCATGATCTCAAATGTTAGTAAGCCGTTGGCGAATCCACTATCTCCGTATGACGTATTCAGCAGCCTCCAGGTAATGTCCGCATACCCGTCAGCCCAGGTTGTATTGAGAACAACTGTATCGGAATCTTTAACGGTGCTAGAAGGGTCTAGTGGAACATTCAATACAGTATAAATACCTGCGATACTTGCGGGAGAATCTATGTTAAAAGTTTTACCAATATCTTCTTGCCCGAATCTAGAGTAAGTATCAGATAATGTTGATGTTCCTATAGAGGCAACGCCACTGACACCACTTTGCTCTTGTACCGACAGATGTATTTCTGCATAGTCACCACTGTTCTCCTGCCAATTTATTGGGATAGCCTCTCGAACCGAAAGGCTACCAGCATTTAGTGAAGAGTTAATTGGAGTTACTGAAGCAACCACATCAGTTAAAGAAGTAAAAAATCTAGTAGTGGTTTGCGTGCCAACCTGAGAAAAACTTATTGTTTCTGTATCATAGCCGTCCGTGGTATCTCCCACAAAAATAACTTGACATGCTCCACCAAAATCTATGTTGTCTCCAGATAGAGTAGCCGATAGTCTTTTCCCAGTAACGGTATTCGAAGGTTGACAGAAATCTAAGCTGGCAGTTAATGAGGAAATTATATGTCCACCAACCACTGTTGCGATAAGAACAAATGCCCCAGAATCTACAATAATTCTTTTTACAATAAGATTAGTGACATTTATTTTAGAAACTGCTGTTGGTGTTGGAGTTATAGTGTTAAGAAGATTTACAAGTTGGTCTGGCCATACATAAGCCTCTTGTATACATCGTTCAACATTAAGGCCATATGTTTTCAGAAGAGCACTAGACCCAACGCCTAAACCGTTGAATATGTTAATAATATCATCATATCCATCTTCTGTGGCGATATAATCTGGTGTTAAAGTACTTGGAGAAAATAGTTCCGTTTCAACACCATAAGAATCAAGTTCAAATACCCTCACTCTTTCTATTTCCGGGTCGCTAGCTGTTTCAAGTTCCAAAGGATTTATAGAGAAGCTAACATCAGATAAGGTGGATACAGCAATGAATGGCACAGCAGACCCGACGGGACCAACTTCTAAAGTCAAAGTATTTTGTCCAGTAACTGCTAATACGTACACATATGGATCAATCCCGGTTGTCAATCCATCAGCCGTGCCATCTCTTATTAAGAATCTACTTCCAACAGCTACATTGCTCGCAATAAAGTTCGAACCAACAGATGATACAATATTTGAGCCTGCTGTGGTTCTTAAATCGAACCCACCAATAGTAGGCCAAGCCACAGTGGCTATGAGCACTTCAGATGCCTCATCCATGTATAATGGACCATCAGGAGCATTCAAATAGCCTTTAAACCTATAAGTGTTTGGTACTTCCGCACCATCAACAAAAAGATGTAGCTCATCCTGTTGTTCCACCGTTCCCATTTTCCATGAGGCCGCGATGTGATGTGTGGAGTTAAAATCCCAATCATCAATGTTGTAACTCAACATTTTTATACGATTATTTCCATCATAAACTCGATACCTTAAAAAACTCTTTCCATCTTTATATAGAGACATTCTACAATCATTGGCTGCCGCACCTGTGTCAAAGAAATAATGTATATTGTCCGATAGAAAATCTATTCCATCGAAGCCTGCGTAAGCTCCATTATATGCGTCATAAGCATCATAGGCCATGTTTAGAGAATCATAGGCATCTACGACAAAAGCGAACCTTATCATCTCATCTGTCGATCTCAAAAGATCATTGATTTCGTTGATGTTAGCAGAGCCATCATAGCCGTCATAGCCATCAGCGGTGCTAGCTATTTTGACATCGCTAAATTGTCCAGTAGTTGTGATTTGTCCCGTAAACACTCTCTCTTCAGCAATGGGTGCCCTGCTTCGCATTCTCCATTTATTTGAAGATGTATCAAACCAAATGAAATATCCTGTTTCAGAGTGTAGGTTGCTTGGCCTTCCCAATACTTCTGGACTACTACTATCTAAAGAAAATGGTATCTCGTCTGGGCTATAGGCAGAGGATCCTATGAAAACCTTATCTGGATTGCTGGCCCCGTCAAAAAGCAAATTGAAAGTTAGCGTGGCATCATTTTCTATGCCCTTCCATTGAGGAGTAACAAACGCTTCCCAAGTCCCCTCGTTGAAGCTAATGTTGGAATTGGCCGGTATAACAGCAGTTTGTGATTCTGTATCAAGCAGAAGACCATTATCAAATTTTCCAGGGGCAAATCCTGGGAGATTGGCCTGGCTATCCGCATTTAAATCCATCTCAAGCAAATAAGAAGAGTCGCGCCCTAGAATCCACTCCAGGAAAGCTGTCTCTGTAATGTTAGGTGTTATTTGGGTAAACGCCTCAACCAGTTTTTCAATGGATGGAATAGTCGGACCTTTCAAAAATGACTGTAAAGACCCATCAACAGCATTTCGATATGTCTCACGATCTAGTTCATCCGGAATAGTAGAAAGCTCTTCAAGACTGGTAAGAATACCAAAATTATCCACTAGGGCAGATCTAAGTGCCCCATACCTATATGTTACAAAGTAATCTGTTCCTTCAGCAACAGAATCTGATATGCTCCAATCCAGAACGTTATCTCCATATTCATAACTAACAAGAAGTTCATCCGTAGTATATGTATAGTCTGCAAACATATCGCCAACAACGTAATCTACCAACACTGTAGCACCACTTCTAAGAGACGCATTATATTGTGCCGCAACACTTCTTCCAGCTAGCCCCAGCCCTGTGGGCAAGAATATGCGATTATTTATCACATCCACATAACCATCTGTTCCTTGAGTGTAATAATTTGTGTTTCCGTTCAGAGGATGTATGCTGATAGCTGACTCCAACATAACAAGCCCAGCGGTATGGAGAGCCGAGATTCTTTGGGCATCTACATATTCTCTAGACCCAGCAGTTTTCACCAAAAGGCCCGCACCACCATAGTTATCATTAATTTCCACACCATCCGAATCCAATGTTATTACAGTTGGTGCAGATATTGTAGTTGTAGCACCCACAGAAAAATCAATTGGATCATAGGTGACTTGTAGATCTGTAACCTGATATAAACGATTCAAGCGGAAAATATCTCCACTTACAGTCACTGTTGATGTGGCCGATACTGTAATTATAGAGCCACTCACAGTGCGTTCTCCAACTTCAGACAAATCGATTACATCAACCGTGGTATCAGAAACTGTGCCAACAGTTAAAGTTTCTGTATTATCAGCAGTAACAGAAGCACTTCTATATACATCGTCAACTCGTATAATATGCCCATTACGGCTTTTAATTTTTCCTCTACGATAGGAGGCGTCCCCAATATCAGTGCTGATTCCAGAAGTTACGGCTATATAGGCAATACCACTTGTATAGTTGACCATATAATCACCAACCAACAAAAGACGTGCCAGGTTATCATCGACAGTGTCGTCGGAATCGTAAAAGAACTCTCTAACAAATACAGTTGAGTCAGAGAACATTAAAGAGCTGTTAAAGCTAGCTCCTACAAAACTGCCAACAGCTGACATTATATCAGTATCTGAAAGGAGAATTCTAAATACATCAAATGACTTTCCACTTATAGACAAAGTGTCCGTAATGGCCAACTGCGATTGAATCACTTGGTCAAACTCCGCAGCTTCTCTGGAAACATCTACAGTATTAGGAGGATTATTGGAAGAAAAGAACACTTCTTTTCCGCTAATCCTAGTTGGTGTATAAATCTCACCTGTGGTCTCATTGAAAATTCTAAAGACCTCATTAACTGGGCCATAAGAAGTTGTGAGACCAATTGTATCAATTAGCCTGTTCTCTACTCTTTCATTTATAACTTCAATGTGAGAAGCAAAATTGAAATCTTGTCCATTGGCAAAGGTGTCTTCATAATCAAATGCTATGGTTCCTGGACCATCACGTAGCTCTCTTCCTGGCAATGATGCGATTTCATTTAAATCAGAGAAGAATCTATAGTCCAAGCCTTCCTGAAATACGCGCTTGAATTGGTAGGTGGCTACAGGAGGTATTGTTGTGGTTCCATCCGTGGCGGTACCATTAACGCCAAACACAATAACTTGTCCTGTGTTGTAGTTAACAGAGTATTGACCCGGAGATTTCGGTAAATTAGACGTATTATACACAATCTCTGTTGTAAACGCCGGATGATCCTGATTGGAGTCAAAGTTTGTAGCAGGGTCAAGCCATGTAACACCACCAGTGGATGGTATATCCCCACTGGAATCTATGATTGGGGCGTTTCCCAGCGTAAAGGATACAGCAACAGAAGGAACACTTTCTCTTGTTACACCCACTGGAGTAGATACTTCGACAGAACTTTCGTCTATGACTCTGCCCACCTTTTTGTAATAGTAGGTTATAGTTATAACATCACTCCCTTGCGGAAAGGGAAATGATGAGCCTACAGCTGTATTGCTCAGTCTTATTTGGTCTTCATTAAGGTCTAGTGCCGGATAAGAATTATCAGAATCATACTTGCTCTCCAGTATCCCATACTTGTAGACTTCTATGTCATATGTATACTCTACAGAATCTCTAGTTAAAGTGATATTTGTCACCTGAATCACAGGACTTTGGGCAAGTGTAATATCCAACCCAATAAAACTGTTGGCCTCATTTGCGGTATTGGAAACTGTTTCTCCAGTAACCAATATTCTTTGTAAGCTGACAGGGTCGCTAGGGAACTCGGTGAAAGATATTGTGTCACTAGTGGTAGCTCCTGTAATAGCAGAACCTACTCTTAATATCTGATAAACTCCCTCATTGGAGAATCTATCAAATGGGCCACTCCCTCTTGTAACTATTTCATCTGTAACATCTATTGCTACATAGTTAGCACTACGAACTTCTCCGCTAGAATGAGCAGATTTTAGAATTTCTTCAGCTCCAGCATCTATGGTATCAAAAACTAGGCTACCTGTCTCTACATTATAAACCCCGCTATCCAAATCTGCAATAATCTCGTCGCGCACAATATTCTCTTCTTGCTGTCCGACAAAGAATACCACATTAGTTGTACCATCCTCCAGGAAAGGCTGACCAATAGCACCCTGTACTGTTTGGGTGGTAGTGGAAGCTACAGTCAATTTATAGTGTGCTCTGGGAACCATAGGACGTATGGTTATTTGCAGTATGTTAGAATCTACAACGACAGACAATATGGTCAGATCACTAACACCACCTGCGGCACCTACTATTGTTATGTTTTCAATTCCTATGCTAGTGTTTAACGTATGCGTAAAAGAAAGCTCTAGAAGGCTGCTGCTTGTAACTGCCAATCTAACGATGCGTAAGTTGTTGGTCATTAGCGCTCCTCTACCTCAACAGTAACTGTTCCAGGCGCGAGATACTCGTTTTTTTGTGCCACTATACTCAACACTGTACCCGAAGCTCCAGTTTTATTAAATGTAATTATTCTTATCCTATCTAAACCAGCGACATTATATGTGTTGGCCTTAACGTCAGATGAATCCAAGGTAGTTGCTAAAGCAGTTGCGCTGAGACTTGCGCTGATGTTATCAGCTACATCCTGCCTAACGGTTGTTCGTTTGTCACTAAAATCTGGAAGTACTATGATTTTTACTGACACATCGATCTCTATCTTCGTGCCTGATTTTGTTAAAACGTCCGCTGTTATGGGACGACTATCTTCAACAGCTTGGGCGGAATCAACTATTAGCTTGTTAAATTCCGTATTTATAGTGATTCTCTCATTTTCTTTTGGAGAAGTATAATTATAATCAGCAAGATAGGTTGTATTAGGTGTAGGCTGGTTAAACGAATCTATTAAGAATCTGCCTGAAGTTGTTCCACTTGAGTCTTGGAACCCTGACAGTCTATTAATTGAAGATATCATACCAAATCTCTTGTCACTTATACCAGTTCCATTACGAGAGAAGAAGAGGTTCTCAACATCATTTTCCTTGGCGTAATAGAATGTTGCTCGCAAAACAGTTCCTGTAATAATAGGACTAGTGGTGTTTGCGCTAACAGCAGAAAGGCTAACCACAGTTTTTGCCAAAGATGTTTGTTGAAGGGCATTTGCTTTATCCCATTTCGCATCTCGAACGGCATAGTTGGTTAAATCATATGTTGTAACGACAGATGCGACCTCTCCAGCAACTGTTAATGTTACAGCCTCCAAGGAAACCATCCTAGCAACTGAAATAGCCGTAGATATAGTGGCGCTACTCGCAAGACCCTCCGCCTTTCTTATAGGTACGGATAAGTCAAATGTTGGAGATGTTGATGTAAACACATCGGTTACCTTGTTTATTGTAGTCCCAACAATCTTCAAGGTGCCCTGTGCTGGGATATTAGACGCCGTTACACTTAAGTTACTAGGCGATCTTCTTTGATTTGTAACCACGTCTGAGCCAGCATATGTATTCTGGACGGGTTGATAACCATCAATATCCAAAAAGGAGTTGAGGCCGTCAGTAGAAACGGGCAGCACAGAAATGTTTGTGCTAGGGATCAAGTTCAAGAAATCAGCAACATAGTTAGCATATACAGCTGTTCCAGTTGATATAGCCGTAGACGGATTCAATGTAATTACATTATTAAGAGTTGTGGCCGCGTCATAACCGTCAACTTCTGAAACATCTCCAAGATTGTAAACAACAGTTACAGAATCTCCTTGCTGAGCCAAAGTATCTGTTGGAAGAGTAATGAGTACATTGGAGAAGGTACCATCGTCAGCTTTAGTGTTATAGAGTTCTGGGTTACCACTAATACTCGTATCCGTGATACTATGGATATTTGTAATGACCTGTGATACCTGTATGGTAGCCTGAGAACTAACAGCCGTTGTTTCTGACACAAAAGTATTCACAGATAAGATTCTCGTGATTGGATACTGTGTTGTGACTGTCAAATTATCATAAGCATCCAGTATGGCATTTGACACTTCATCTCTGATATAGTTTGAAAACCCCCACTCTACTGAATCCTGCGCCGCGTTTAAAGTATCTTTGAGGTCAAAATTGTCGAAGTCTATGTTGCTATCCATTTCAAATATCCAGGTATAGTCTACTTGTAGTACGTCACTTGCTGTAGGAAGTGTCCTACCACTTATTTTAACTCTTCCTGTTGTGTTGGTTGAGCCGCTATCATCAGGAGTCTGGTCAACTATTGTGTATCGTTCCCCAGTTGTCAGATTAAACACTCTGCTCACTGTTTTTACAGGAACATGATTAACAGTAACATAGTTTCTACTGGCAGTAGAAACACTAGAGTTTTCATTTGTGATCTGCGTCTCCTGCCTGATTGCTGGAATTTCCAGTACATCCGTGAATGACAAGCCATCTATGCTGTTGTGCGAGCCCTTAGCAACAGATTCATTAATAAGGTCTATTCTGTCAGATGTCCAAACAAACTTATCCAAGCCAAAGGGGCTGCCGCCAGCTGAGCCAGTGTCTTTCACAAGGGCATAATTTCCCTGTAAGTTGCCGGCAGAATCAGTATATTGCTCAACAAAATTTGGTCCAGAGGAACTACCATTCACAGATACTATATTTGATACTGGTTGATTTGGAATGTCTGCTCCCTCAGAGAAAGTAGCCACTCTTCTTGAATTCAAGGTAAGTGTGTCATCAGCAGTCAAACTGCTCTGACCCAACACAAAATCGTTGTTTGAGTGTGTTGGGTCTCCAGCACCGCTTAAATCATTAAACACAAAGCTGTCAGTGCCAGCCTGCAGATTTTCTCCCATAACATATATGTCTACTCTGCCACCAGTTCCCGGCTCAGATACAATCTGGTTGCCGTAAGCATCTATAACCGTTACTGTGCCATCGCGAATCATTAGAGGGTCGCCGGGCTCAACTACTAGAGCATCAATGGATGCAGAAAGATTTAGAATTATACTCCTATATCCAACAGCTGTACCTACATTAGTGCCAGCGAATGTGGCCAATATGCGGGATCTAAGCGCTGCGTCACTCTCCAGGTCTGTGCCAGCCGTAAAAGAGGACAGGTTTGTGACATTGGTTGCCTCAGCAAGATTAGATATAATTATTGAGTAGGCCGCAATGTTGCCAATAGAACCTTCGCTTTGGGCCTCGACAGAAACTTCTATCGCGAATTCGTCTGTGATACTAGCTACATTAAGCTGGTCACGAAGTCTAGTAGCCGTAGCACGCAGAGAGTTAGCCTGCGCTGTGGTGATATTAACCGTAGAAATCGTTATAAACGGCAGCCCATTCCTGGTCCTAGCTGTCGTGCCGGCAGGAATGGTTATGTCAGTGTCTATATCCTTGAAGGTAAAAACCACCGTTCCAATGGATTTCGTTCCACTTTGTCTAGTCACACCATAATTGGAAGCATAGTTTGTAAGCTCCAAACCAGTTATGTTGGAGATTGACTGTAAAGCAGAAATTTCTCTAAGCGCCTCATATATGCTGGACATCTGTTGTGCCTGTAAGTCGATCATCAAATCCCTAGCCACTGTTGCCGGTTTTGTGTCCAGACTGGGCTGAGTAAGCCTAAGCTGTTCTATCATATCTAGGACAATATTGTTAAAGCTTTTAGAAGTTACCATTTACAACCTCAAACCAAAGGTTTCCTCAATGACTGTCAATTTTCGAGTGAGAACCGTTATTGTTATTTCCCATTGTCTGGGATCTGTTGAATTTTTTACTATAGCCACATCTTTTATGGCAGCAATAGTCTCGCCAGCTGACACATACTGTCCGCGTGCCTGAACTTTCTGTAAAGCAACTATATTACTCAGCGTATTCTGTACCGCTCGCTCTATTTCGATCTCTGTTTGCGACGAACTAAGAATATTTCCAATAACCCTTGCACCTATCATACTACCATACCACCTGAAAAATTTATTAGATCCTAAAGGTGTCAGCACCGCCTTTACAACATCTTGAGCTAGCTTGCTGTTATCATGTACAGTTTGTAGTGTCCCATCAGGGTTTAGGTTTAAATCATTGTTCTCTATTTTTAAATCAAAAGACATTTGGTTCTCCGGTTATTTGGAATTAAAAGAAGAGTCGCGCTTAGTTTTTACAGACTTCCTTTTATTTTTGCTACCCCTAACTGTCATTTCTTTTCTATCAGTCACCCTTCTTATGTTTATATCAAGAAGCTTGTATAAACCGTCGACTACATCTTCCAATTCCCCCACAGCGTCAGCGGTATCAATAGCAGCACCAACGGAATTCAATGCTTTTTTCAGTACGGTATCTTGTTCCATCTCATGCCTGGTCTCCTTATCTACAAGACTTATAAGCTCTTTTTCACCGATAAGAAAAAGAGCCATCATTACTATAATTACATCCGGCATAGATAGCCCAGTAAATTCGCCAGTCATTACGTCAAGTTCAACTCTCAGCTTATCCAGCTCAGCTGAGATCTTCTTTCTTTTTGCCCTTAACTCATTAAAACTTTTTTTGTATTGTGTAAGGTCATGATTTAGAATCTCATTAAATGGCCCCGTTAAAGCACTTTTTGAAATGTTTTTTGTTTCCTTTACTTTAGATGTTGTCTTGTTTGGACTCGCAGAGTCATCTGAAGTTAACAGGCTCATATATGATTCTTCTATTACCACATTTAAAGATGCCCTTTTGATTTTTTTTCCAAGAACCGAATCGTCTGAGATCACAGTTGAAACACTAGCGCGCCTTCCAAAAACGCTCGATTTCGCAGATGTACTATTAATGCTCACATTAAAATCAACCTGGCTGGCAAGCCGCTCTTGTTTTTTCTTTAGAGATACCCACTTGTTGGCGAGTAACTGTAGAGAAGCCGTTAATTTAGCAATTACAAATCCTTCGCGCACATCAGTATGTTTTAAAATATCTTTATTTGGGAAAACTTGATCAAAAACACTATTTTCAAATTTATCCAAACCAAGAAAATCTGCTATGGCGTTGGTTATGTCAATTTCTTTACTTTGATTTTTTGTGCTACCACCACCTGCCGTTTCCATTAGTCTCATGCGTATCACAGTTTCTATAAATGGCTTGACAAGTCGAGTTTCGGAATCTATCATATCATCATCTTCGCCAGACAAAAAAGGTCGAGCCAACTCATTGCGCCTAGGTAATATGCCATCGGGCATATAAAATGTTAGGAGAGGCTTTAGTTGTTTGACGATTGTTCTATTACTACTCGCGACAGATGTTACATCGGCTTGTAATGGTATTGGAGTTTTCAACGCCTCGACCATTCTTGTGTTCATTTCCTTAGTTCCTATCTCCTGCTCCATTTTCATAAGGGCTTGTTCTCTAGCAGCTGCTAGAGCCCCATCAGTTGTTGTGCCATTATGGACAATTGTATATAGACTCGTTAACTTTGGACTAACAGTTCTACTAAAACCAGGCGTCAAACTTCTTTTACCTTCGAAGCCGGCATTCTCTGCCTCCTTCTTTTTATCCGCTTTCGCTTTAATTTCCACAAACATTGGTAGCCCAATTAACCTAAAAAACGCATTGAGCCGGGATTCAGCATATAGTTGAAACTGTTGGCCGGTCTTATCATCCGTTACCTTTGAGAACGACCTAATTGATTCAACCTCCGACAATATCTTTCTAGCGAAAGATATTACATCGAAGTTCATTAGAGAATCTTTGTTTGAAATGTCTGTCATATTATCACTCCGCTCTCACTGAACCAAGTGGCTCAGTTACTCCGCCACCCTCTACTACAGGTCTGCGTGGTACGAATTCTACTTCAATTTCTCTTTTAATAAGATCACTTCCATTAAAGTCTGCTACATCTTCTCCACCAACAACAGCGCTAAGCTTAGCAATTGTGGGGACATTACTTGTAAGTGTAGCTATAAAATTTCCTGTCGAGTCTCCACCATCATCAAACACTTCTGTAGTATTGGAGATATCACCAGCATCCGTTTCTATTGTTGCCTCAATCACGCCAGGAGGTAAAGTTTGCCCCAGAGGCTGCCCACTTAAATCTATAGGTGTTAAAGTAACTATAATATCTTCTCCAACCACCTGAACTAATGGATCAGCAGAGAGTAGTGAATTTTCTGGGCTGAATAGAACAGGATATATATCTTCAGCATAATCTATTAGTTCACCCTCAAACGTAGTAAGCGTGGCCGTTAAGCAGGAAGACAGCCCCGCTGCTCCTGTAGCTATACTTGTAAGATTGTTAAGCACATATTCTGTATCAACTGTTATAGGGGCAACTGCGGCCAAACATGCGGTGACATCAACTAGTAGCTTATCAAAATCTGGCAAGGCCGGCAGAGTTAGATTGGCAGCAAAAGGAAACCTGTTTGCTAGGCCAGCAGCAGCAGCCTTAATTGCCGGATGACAACCAACGCCTATTAAACCATGCCTGATAAGTTCGTTATGATTAATGTCGAGCTGAAAACTTTTCCCTGACCCAGCAGACGGTATTGCAGGAGTAACTTTCCAATCCATATGTACTGATGGAGCAGCACCCGAGTTGAAACTCCATGTGCCCGATTCTCTCTGCAGCTTTACGTTATAACCATCGTACACTTGCTTTATCAGCCAGGTACCATTATTGGTTGCGGCGAAAGCACTACTGTTTCTTTCGATGATCTCTACATATCTTGTGTTTACAAAGCTCGGCAAGAATGTCTCTGTATTTGTACCAAACCTTACATCAAGAGCACTAATTAACGGTGCGCCACTCACTATGTCAGATAAATAGCCGTCTGCCAAAAATGGCTCAGGTATAACCGAAATAGCTGCGGCACCCTCAGAATTAACACCCTGTACAGCATATACTATATCATCTATTTCTATAGTATATGCCAGGTCATCTTCATCCGTTATTGTGCTATAGTTTATGCCCTTTGGGAAAAAATCTCTTATTTGTAGTAAACTACTTTTTTGAGACTCCGAATAAAAACGCAACTGAAACTCTGAGCTACTAGAACCATAAAGCACATATAGAATACCATCGGATCCAACTATGCTGGACTGCTGTATGGTAGATGGACACTGGTCTTCGCCGCAACCAGAGCAGGAGCCACCAGTGCCGCTACATGGGATGGCAATTCCAGCATCTAATAAAGCCTTAATCATGACAAAGAGAGCACTCAAGACAGCTAGAACGCCAACTACGCTATAAAGCTCTTTAATCAGAGAGGTTATCTTGAAAGAGATAGCTGAAATGGCCTGTAGGTTCCCATCGGCTACAGCATCAATCAGGTTCGTTATGTTTTGAATTAGGTCCTGAATTAAAGGCAAAATCACAGTAAGAATATACTCTACAATTGCTATGACAACTTTAATTATACAGATTATCTTGGCCGGTATTGCCAACTGCGGTAGGATTAAAATAAAATCTGGAAGGCATGTTCCAAACAATCTAATCATAGCGTCTATTAACGCAAATGGATTATTTATGGCACACAATACCTCCATTATACAGGTTATCATCTGCATAACAACTGCCACAACACCATACGCCGAGGCCAACGCACTTAGAACTCTCGAATGGTCAGCTATAATATCACCTATATTTACTGTTGCGCTGGGCAGCGAAGAGGGTCTGATTTGAGCCCCAGCTGTACAAGTACACTTAAGCTTATCTAAAAGCTGTGGGTACGTTAAGGGTTGCTCTCCTGTAGATGGTGGTAAAACTAGCACTGGATTAGGTGCTGCCATATTCTCTCCTTACAAAATTGTTCTTCCCGATCTTGCTATATATCTAGGGTTGTCTGTATAAACTTGAACCTTAACTCCGTCAAGTCTTAAAATTCCCGTCTCACTTTTTAAATTCATATCTTCTTTACTAATAAAATTCATAACTCCCGCAGACTGTATCGTAATTCCAGATGAGTCACAAATTATTAAATGATCATCATCGCCTGCGGCAGATCCAGCTAAGTTTGATCTCCTTACTCTAATTACAACTTTGCCGTCTCTAAATATGGTTTGGTCCAGTGGAAGGGAAGTGACTCTATTATCACCTCTGCCAACAAACCTACTATCTGTTGTGTCACTACTGCTATCTCCGACATAGTCAAAACCGCCAACTTCCAGCGCAACGGAACCATCAGCATGAACAATAGCACTTCTACCAGATCTGTCTCTTCCTAATCTGGCAATCAGAGCACCAGCCGTATCCAGCGTCCATGAAACTCTATCTATGGTGTTTGCTCCGATAGATGTCTCCAAACTGCCATCAAGATTGATTTGTACGCTTCGTCCACCAGCATTTGGTTGGTTGCTAACCAAACCCTTGGAGTCTCTAACTGCTGGAGATACATCAGCTTTTGGGATATTCTGGTTTATGGAGTTAGACACTGCGGGAATATCGGCACTTACGCTGCTTGGAGATTGCTTTAAAATCCCCCTTGCTATATTTAATGTAGTATTATTAATACTTTCTTCAAGTAAAGCGGCAGCAGTTGCGGTAATGTCGTGAAATGCTGTCCCAGCTTCTATGGAAGGAGGAAGTAATGTTTTGCTTCCTTCCACCCAGCTCGTTTGTTTGTAAGACAGCCTATTATTGGCTGAACCCGAGTCAAGCACGATGCCACCTGGACCAAATTGGTCCAAGAAGATGTCCTGGTTTTTATCGTTTCTAAATATCTTTCTAGCATCATCTGCATCCCTTACCTTGTCTTTTGGTAGACCATCACTACCCACTTCTATAACACTAGAAGTTTCATATCTTGTAAGCAGCGGCACATTTCCAGTCTCAGAGGTAGAGGGAATGTTTATTTTTGTTAACCCCTCTTTATCCACATCTATAAACCATCTGCTCCTGTCTCTGGAGTTGTTTGCGGCAGTTAAAGGATCAGGTGCTTCTGTCAGCAATATAGGCTTTTTGTTATTTACCAAATCTTCTCTAAAGCCCCAGCCTTTCCTTGTATTTATTTCTTTATGATAAACGACTGTATGCCTAGCTTTTTCTAATGTATCGTGGAGTAAGATTTTGGCGTCTTTGCCGCCTGGAAAACCGATTATATTTCTGTTTATATCAAGAGGGTTTCCAAAAAGATCTACGACCGTTCCCTGAATTTCCTCTATAAGTTCATTTGGATTAGTTAAAGATAACCCTAAAGCATTACTTCTTCTCTCCGCACGATCTTCGGGCTCTCTCAAGGATACGTCATCCCCGCGCAGCCGCGCAAGCTCTTCGTCAAATGTTCCCACAGCCCATTCTCTGCCGTATTCCAATAATACACTTTTCTCTTCGACGAAAGCAGGGTTTCTAAAATTCTTATTTGATGTACTTCCGGTAGCTCCAGATGTTTCTGTATTCCTTGAAACATAAGTAACCTTTCGGCTGGGATCCCAACCAATTTCTTCCAACACCGCTTCAGAATCTGGATCTACTAGGAAATCAAAATAATCTTCCTCACCGTCTTCTATGCGCACATCTCTTCTAACAATACCCTTTGATTTTGTGCCAGCGTGGGAGATATTATATTCAACAGGAGGGGCTACAGAGATGAGGCACCTTCTTTCATCGTCATCACCTGTTATAATAAAGCCTTCACTATACTCATTTTCAAGTATAATCTCACCGCCCTTGTTGAGCCTTATTTCACCACCAGTCGGGCCATGTAAAACTACCTCGCCAGCTTCTATGGGCGGAAATCCTACGTCATCAAACTGAGCTTCTGGAATGTTGGAGATGTCATCACCGTAATATGCTCTAATAGGTATAACACTAACTGGAGTCCAACGCTCATATGAGGCCATAGAAAGAGCTACTATTGTGCCTATTCGTATTCCAACAAAGATGCCACTTCCGCCCTTATTTGCAAAAGGATGGGGAATCGGAATCACAGGGCCTATCTCTTCACCTTGGTCTAGCCATCTGGTGTAGGCAATGCCATTATCATAGTTTACGCTAATTATTTCTGCTAAACGAGTAACGTTTGTTGTATATCTTGACATTAGTCCTTCCAACCTCCAGTGGGCGGACGTCTCAGACGCACTTCAATGACACTTCCCAATGTTTTATCTAAAGCAATAGATTTTTGATCTGCCACTATTCCCTTATCTATAAGATCTCTTTCTGCTGGTGTAAGCTGCGATTTCTCTGAACACATATCAACTCTCTGTGTTTTTATGAGTTTCGGAGGAATCTTATAGCTCTTTGGATCGTCTGTAAGGTTCTTAGCATTCGTAATATCATTAGAAGAGATTCCTCCAAGAACCCCTTCGTCCCCAGCCGCTGCCACTGGCGAAGATGGATTGCCAAACCAATGCGCTATTTGGGTGGCACGTGCCTCGGACAGTTCTTTTTTTTCGCCAAATGACATCACATAAATTCTTGAACTGGTACTTGGACTCTTTTCGTCCATGTCGGTTCTCGCAGTTAAAGACGAGTTAACAAGCTCATGATAATTCTTTGTGGCAAACTTGCCCTCTAGAAACCTTATCGTACTAGAATCTTTCGGAAACTGTATAACACCGAGAAGTGTATCTGATCCCGGTCTATCACGTTTTATTCTGTAAGATCCCTGTGTCCTACCGACAGACGATATATTTTTACCAATAACATCAAGAGGTGTAGGTATATATTCTCCAATTGGATGCCCATAGGTTAGATTCAAAGTTGTTTTAAGCCCACCAGTATATGAAAACTCATGGCTCACCTTGTTTACATAATAAAGCATCTGTCTATGGGTTATGTATACAACATCTCCAAGTTGATAGAACTCATTGCCCATCACGGTCACAGTTCCTGTGACAATATTTTTCCTTTGCCTGGACAACAACATTACTGCATATGGTGCACATTGCTGCTCAGCACTCCAGAAAAACGGCTTGTCAAAGTTTTTCTCAGCTCGCCAACCATATTGCCTCCACATATCGAAGTCTACGCCATACGCAAGGTACATTGGAACACCAGCTAGATTTCCACCACCCTCACCAACAATTGGCTCGGTACCAGTTACAACAACGTTGGTCATCTCAGGAGGTTTCTCTTCAAACGTAGAGGTGATAATGTGCTCATCCTTTATGATAAACCTACTACCAGACCTATGGCCCAACATATGCTTTGTGTCGTCTTCTATAAGTTTGCTAAATATCTCTGAATCTGAAAATGCTGCTGTACTTAAAAAGTTTTGAGTCTGTATTTTAAACGTTCCGTCGCCACTTATAGATCCAATCTCAATGTTTTGGTCAAGAACTTTTTCCAATGTTTTAAGTAGCTTTGATCTTCTACTAACAAGTTCACCTATGTCAGAGATGGTTCGCGCGATATCACTAGCAGGCGTGCTCTGTCCGTTACGCGACGCTCCGATCTTTTGTTGATCAAACTCTCCAAAGCTTTGTGGCCTTCTGCCAGTTAGTTTTGCTATCGCGTTTCTGGCCGCAATATACGCTTCCTGATTAGCTTTCGTGCTTAGACTAGTTAACTTCTTAGAGTCAATGCCTTTTTCTCCAACAAAATCTGCCTGTAAAGCTTTTTGTCCGCTGGCAGTAAAAGTACCAATATCTATATTAGCAACAGAGCTACTAATAGCCGATTTGACCAATGTTTGTAGAGCAGCACGTTCTCTGGGAAGCTGCGAAGAACTTCTTTTGGCCGCCTCTTTTTTGATCTTATCCATTTGATCTGTAATAAAAATCAGGTCTCCCTCTGCCGTAAGACTAGATGAAAGGGTCTGAACCTCTTCTAGTGTTTTCTTTCCTAGCAAAGCAGCTTTTAGTCTAATTTCCCACTCTAGCACAACAATATCATTTGTTAAACTATCTTCTCTATTTTTAAAAAGGCTGGTAAGAAATTCTGGAAATACCCTAATGCCGGATGTTTTGTTTAGAGCTATCATCTGGTTGAAAACTGAGAGAGGAGTTCTATTATATTGCGGTGGTCTAAAGACTAAATGTCCTTGACTACAACAAAAAAACTCAAAGTTAAGTATTTCGGCCACTTGCTGACATAAAGTATAAACTGTCATCCATGTAGATTTCCATAAGTCTGGACTTTGCTCTCTGAGCTTCAAAATAAAAGACTGAATGTCAAAATCTTTGTCATATTCATCTGAGACGATAAACAAATTTGAGTCCCTGTTGTTGATGATATTCTCTCTTCTTCTAAGGGCCGCATGTGTTAAGCGATCCGAAAACAACTTAAAATTCTTATCTCCTCCAGTCAGGTCATACGATATGTCATTGCCAGCGACTTCAAGGACACCACCCTTAAACCAACTATTATCTCCGGTAGAAGTACGCGGATCACTAAGACCAAACACCTCATCGTCAAGCTTGTCTAAATCGGCTGTTGTGCTTCTCAGCTTTCTGTCCAGCTCTGCTAAGAGCGGCTTGTTCTGCTGCTTCATTTCTTTAAGCTGAGATAACCTATCTACCTGACGTGCCTGCTGTGTCCTTAACTGAGACAATCTAGAGGACTTCTGTGTAAGTTGCTGCTGAAGCTTTACGCCATCAGCCAAAGCTGCTGGGCTGGTAGTAAGGGGCTTAAAAGGCACGAAGCCGCCATGCACAAAGTTTAGAGATCTTTGAACATCTAAAAATGTATGGAAGTAGTTTTTGTTGCTGTTAAGAGTTGAGTCAATATTAAAAGAGCCGTTGTTGATGGCTGCTTGGAGAAAAGTCGCGGCGTCATGCGGGAATCCTGTAACCAACAAACTAATAATGTTTGCGGCGTCCATATTGTCAAAAGGCGTATTTGAACTGAAAAAGCCGACATCTCTGCGCAGTTGTTTTCCATCAACCAACGAACCATCCAACGGATCAACTGTAGACATTGTATATGTCGCAGTCTGAATCCCGTCTTTCCACTTATAAAGAAGTCCTGGAGCATGCTGATAAAGAGTTACGATATTGCCGCCCAATCTTCTTACATCCTGGTTCATGTCATCCGTGCTCTTAAGTTCTTGCCCAATTTTTGGTCCGTTATTAAAATATCTTTTACATGTTCCAGCCTCTTGGTTTGCGGCACTAAGAGTTGGCTTCCCAACTGGCAACCCTGTAGCAGGGTCAGTTTGATATTCAAATGGAGTAAGAGGATCATATACAATCCCCTGAGTCTGGTCTAAAGAGGGTTGCTGATTATACCGCGAAATTTTGAGCCACTTCATGTTTGATTCGCCGTTTACGGCTAGAACAAACTTTCCAGAGCTAGCATCATATCTGTCCGAAACCGTTTCTATAAGGCCGCCAAAAACATGGATTCCTCCCTCTCCGCTAACCTGCATCGTGCGGAGTTTTTTGAAATCTGAAAATCTCATGTGCTGGCCTTCTCTGCGCCACTCCATCTCTAAAAGATCATCGTCAATTTGAGCATCATCATTGATACCATGAATATCACTAGCCACGTTAATGTGGCCCTCAAGAGTAGCAAGGTTTCTGTTTTTATCTAAAGAAACGTTGTCTCCCTCGCCCAGTCTTCTTGTGCCAGAATCCATGAGAATGTGAACAGTATCCATTGGCTGAATGATAGATTTTCCAAGATAAAACAGTCTCATCTTCTTTCTGGCGTACTCTACATCGTTACGTATGCTTTTTGCGTTTATACCACTTAAGCCATTTAGAAGATTTTTATTCATGGCTTTTTGGTATGTATCTAGAGAGTTTAACGTTAAAATAAAAATGCTCTGTTCATTAGAGTCCAGGGCATGTACTTCTGGCACATCATCGAGATTATTTTCATTAATCTCAAAACCTATGGCGTCGATTATAGCTATAGGAGAAGTACCCCCAACACCTATGGTAAAGCTTATCTCGCTTTTCCCTCTATCTTTTCTGCTTTTAGCAAGTAGAGAATCCTGTGACTGCGCATTGTCAAGGGCTAATGAGGCTGCAGAACTTACAGCATTTACCAAAGGAGATAAAGAGGTGGCTTGTAGCGCCTGCTCTATATCCTGCTCAGTAACAAACAAAATGCGGTATGGGTCTTCTATGTTGAAAGAGCATGTGCCAGTTCCATCAATGGCCAGGTTTGTATTAACATCTGATATCATCGTGATTTCAAAAATGCCATTCCCTACACCAAATTCTTCTATTAATGGAAGATCCTGGTCTATAAAATAGGTGGTTATTTCTGGGGCCTGACGATCCAACGCAGCGTTTTGGAGATGCATGGCAGATGTGAATGCTGTTGAGTCAGTGTTTCCTTCTGTGAGAGTTGCGACGATAGAAGCGATTATAGCTCCAGGCTTAGCTCCAAGCTCCTCTAGTTTTGTTATTTTAGTTAGTCTTTCATAGTCAGCTATAATAGCACACTTGTTAAGGATAAGCCTCTTCGTAGCTCTAAACAACCATTGCTCAGCTGGATCCATAAATATTGGGTTGTATAGATTCTTTAAAGAAGAAAAGGGTCTCTTTTTAATTATGACACTTACCTGCGGGCTTTGGCTATAGATCTGTCTCACATTTGCTTCTTCAAGAGGAGACACTTTACCACCTTGAACATCACCACCAGCCATGGCTTGTTTTCCGCTTTCCACATAGTTTTGATCCCAAGACTCTTGATCTGCGTTTCCAACCAACTTGGAAAATACATCGTTCATTTTACTTCTAAGTTGACTTAGTACTGCGCCAGCGCCAGTATCTCTGTTTGGTGGTTGAGGAAAGCCTTCTATACCAATAGCTTTTCCAAAATCGCCTAGGACATTTACACCATCACTGGTAGAAATATTTGCCTGACTTGACAGGATAATAGACATTTATTCTTCTCCAGAAAAACTAAGAGGAGTTGTTTTAGCATCTGATTTCCTATATCCAGTTGGGTTTCCAGATGCGTCGAGGCTAGCAGGACTTCGGTGCCAGTCTATGAAGTTACTCCTTGTTCCTCTTCTATCCAGAACAGTAAAGGTTAAACTATAGTTGAATACTCCAGGGCCATTAGAAACACTTTCGTTAACACTTAAATCTTCGAAAAATCCTTTAAACACCCAGCCTTGGTAGAAAAGTTCAACGGATACTGCCAGAGAGCCAAGTGTTGGTAATAGAGATGGGCTTGAGCCACCGCCAAATAAGCCGGTCATAAGTCCACCGCCAATGTTTCCAGCAAGATCACCAGCAGCAGCACCAGCTCCTTGAGCAACAACATTCGCTATGTTCCCACTTGATGTAAAAGCATTCACTCTATCTGAAAGAGTCTGAGCAATCTGCTGAAACGAATCTTGTTCAGCGCGATATACTTTTCTTAGGATGTTGATGCCTTCGATACCAGAAGCGCCAGTAGAACCAGCGATCTTAATAGACATTAGCTCTTCACCCCAATATTGGATAACGTAACCGCCTTTTGTTCTTTGCTTTTGTATAATCTTTTTTTCCTGTATATCCATACTTTGTGGATTGATATACATATCTACAAAGCCCATGCCAGGAACACGCCACCTAATAAGTTGACGACTCCTTACTCCCTTTGGTGTTTGGGGATTTTCAGCAATGATATCTGGAAACCTTAAATTTCCTTCTCTGGTGGTTTGCTCATTGGCCATATTAGTGCTCCGTTATTTTTGTATTCCTAAAGACGATATAGATAGTTCTTCATGTTTTTCTTTAATGAGATCTATGACAGCCTTTTTAAAAGCGGCTGTATTAGGTTCTCCGACCAACTTAATCAGAAGAGTTGATTCTGTTTCTCCAGCTATTTTTGAAATAGGAGAGCCGGCAGTGGCAGGAGTTATACCTTTAGCAACAGACGCTGCTGTTGGAGTAATCGTTGGTCGCGATACGCCCATCCCTTCTTGAAGCAAGTTTTCTCCTATGCTAGGAGGCATTGCTGCCAGGTTTGGAAGGGCTGGCGGCATAGTAGGAACTCTTGCCTGGCCTGCCTGTGGACCTCCACCTCGCAAAGCGCGCGCTATAGTTGTACTAAGTTGTTTTAAAGTATCCAAAATACTGCTTTGATTACCTTCTTCTGCCAACTTCAGGTTTTGCATTATTTTAGGTAGCTGCCCAATAAGTTCAGCGGCTCCTGCTTTAAATCTAGGATGAGCCATAGCTTCGGTGCCACGGCCTCCTTCTAAAAGGCCCTGTCTTTGCAGACCTAATGCCCCACCAGCCCCTTTGGAAACTCTAGCACCAACTCTATCTGGGCCGCCTATCTTGTTGATAGATTCAAGCACTTTGTCTAATTTACCACCAATGGTAGATCTAAGAATCATATTTTGCTGCTCCAAGACTGTTAGTTGCTTCAGCTGTAAATCTTTGCCCTTAGCAAACGACTCTTGTAAATCTTTAGATCCTTGTAACCTGGAAATTCCGCCGCGTTGAACATTACTCAACGTTTCTAATATTCTATTCTGCTGCTCTGTATTTGTAATGTTTGTTAACTTACCAAGCATTTGTCTTTGTAAAACAAACTGCATCTCCAACTGAGGATTATTAGCTGCTTGCTCCAATGTAATAATCTTGCCGCCGCCAAATCTAGCTAGCGTCGAGGTCATTGATTCCAGGTTCTTTTCTAATCCCCCAGGAGTCCTCATGTTTATTTCCATTTGAAGGGCTCCGCCAAGAGCTGTTCTTCCACGAGCCATGCCACTCATAAGTCCGATGAAAGCGCGGTTTTGGGTGGTCATATTAGCCATACTGTTGGTTACATCTTTAACCATCGCACCCATCTGGGTGATCGGCACACCAGAGTCTCTCAACGCAGATCTAAAAGAATTCCAAACATTAACAGCAGCAGTGGTTTTCCCGCCAAATATTGCCATAGATCCGCTTGCTTCGAGAACCTGATCTGCAGTTTTACCGAAATCTACGCCACCTTCTTTTGCTGCGCGAGCAACAGTACCCATCAAATTAGCCGTTTCTACCGGCTTTTGATTAAAATCAAACCATGCCTGACTTCCCAACTTAGCAGCTTCTGCTGTGTCTTTACCGAAAGCCCTCATTACTGTTGCCAAATACACAGCAGGTTGAATCATGCTTTTCTGAAGTCCTGCTATGTGTGTTTGAGCACCACCAACTTCATTTAGAGCATCAGGCACGCCTTGTAGAGTAGTTCCCATCTCATGCAAACTTTTAGTGGTAAGACCAAACGCGGCAGACATTGCCCTTAAGGTTTGAGGGTATTTTTCAGCAGCCTCGTCAGCTTCCTTCATGCTCATACCAACTCTAATAAAAGATGATCGAGCAACATTTTGAGTTTTTATAAGACTGCTAATTGCGTTATTCAAGCCACCTAAAAACGTATCGCTTTTAGATATTAATAAGTTTGCTTCGCCAATAGGATTAATGAAATTCTGTACAGTGGAGTTTCTAACAGCAAGTATGCTGCCGCCCAACTTAACGAAGCCCGCTATTAAAGAGGTGCCTATTTTAGTTCCTAGGTCTAGAGCCTCTTTACCACTTGAACCAAATACTGATCCTAAATCACCAAGTATTTTTGTAGTGAGAGTCGCTTCTGCGTTGGTCGCAATTAAATTTCTAATAACTGCTGGCAATTTTGAGGCCGCTTGCTCAGTTTTAATAGCCCATTCTGCCGCAGCTTCGGCCGCAGCTTTTGTTTTTACGCTTGTTTCGCCCAGCTCCTTTCCTAATCTTGTTGCCTCTTCTCTAAAATGCTGGGCCTTTGCGCTTGCATCAGCCCACACCGCTTTTAGTTTTTCTATTACATTTGGGTCATTAGGATCAGCCATTTATTAGCCTCATTTAAAAGGAGTAAATTTTACCTCATCAAGTTCAGCATGTAGATAAGGATTTATGTCTGGCATATCTTGCGCCTCGTTCATCAGCTCTGTTAAGCTCTTTTTTTCTTGCTCATCTACCTTTGGCATTGACCTGCCAAAAGTATCTGACAATAGATCATCAAAATCTTCATCTGTCGTTTCAAAAGAGTTGTCGCGCGCATCTCTTACTTGCTGAACGCCTTCTGGGTTCGTAAACATTGCGTTATGTTCGGCAACATCTCTTAACATTTCAAATTGATCTTTATCATCCAACGAACCTTGAAGTTGATACCACATAAGTTGCGCGTTGTTGGCTTTATCCAACATCTTATGATCTACTGGCACTCTAAAAGTTTTACATAGTTTCCATCGGAGCCTGTGCCAGAGCCCCTCTGCTAGTTTTTTACTTGTTCTGCCGTAAACTGGCCATCACATCTATTAGTTATCGTTTCATAGAACCCTAGCAACTTGGCAATTACAGGAGTTTGTAGACTCCTAATTATATCTGTTTTAAGATCAACTGGGTTGTCAGACTTCTCCGGATGTAACTGTTCCAGCGGCCGACCATTTACAGTTTGAATGGATACAGCTAAGAGTTTGGCGTTGAAATCGAAAATTTGTTCTGCGCTGCCGCCGCCGTCTACAAGATCGTTATTTGCGGCACCAGCTAGAGAAAGTCTCTCCGCTGAATTTAGAGAGCGCATCTCAAAAACAGATCCACCTATATCGATGGTGTCTCTAATACACCCCAATTCTATTAAAGATTGAAGGTCATTGTTTGTCATTGGTTCTTGATTTTTTGGAGCTTCTTGATTTTTTGGAGCTTCTTGATTTTTTGGAGCTTCTTGTTCTTTTGGGGCTCCTACAGATCCCAAAGTCTTGTGAGTTATTTCTACCATAATTACACCTCTACCAGTGCCGTTGCGGCTACTGTCGTTAAAACTATATTGATTTTGTGGAAAATATTCTTATGTTCCATTCTATAGAAAAGAAGGAGAGAAAGGGCGGAGGCATTGTGCCCCCGCCAATAAAGTTGATTACTCTTCTGCGGCTGCGGTGATGATACCAGCAACATCCATTGTACCTCTGAATCCGCCGCCATTATTGCTTCCGCCAGCGCCAGAGTCAGTCTGTTGCTCTCTACCAAGATTATCCTTGACAAAAGCAATGCCGCGAGCACCACCTGTAACAGCGCTTGCCTGAGAAGTTCCAAGATTTGTGCTAATATCTTCGATCCATATAGTTGCCTCTTCCTGGATGATGAAGTTATCAGACTGATATCTTGGGCTATACCTATTGAACCAGCAGTTTGTAAGTTTATGAACTACTGCTCCTTCTCCATCTCCATTTGTACGGTCTATAATCAGAATGTCAAATGGAAGCAGCTGTGATTTAATATTGATAAATGCGCGAGCAAAAGCCTGAGTCATGCTAAGCCTATCAAATACAATACGAGTAATTGTAGCCTCGTATTGCGTTGGAGCCCTTGGCACGATCTCCAATACTCCATCAAGGCCAACTTCCTTGACTCTTTCTAAATCTCTGGTCTGATTGACCGTAATATTTTGAATCGCACCAACAGTCTCATTGTCCACCTTTACCAATATTTGTGTCGATAAGCCGGTCGATATAGTACTATTTAGTGTTGATCCAGTGATTGGATAGGAACTCATTATAAGCCTCCGAGATTATTGAAATTTTTCAATAATGTTTGTTATTTTTTCCTAGTTAAAAAGTTTTGGGCACAATCTTTATATAACCAATCCCTTATTTTAGGAACTTGCTTGTTTCCACTAAATGAAAGTGAAAAAGCCGCAGTATCTTTTCGTTGTAGAATATTTGGATTTCCAATATCAAGTGCTGACTTCATTTCACTTTTAATCCACTCTAAAAAGATTTTAGAGCCAGAAATCACAGTGAATCTTAAACTAAACCCATTACAATCCAAGCACCCATCACCATCGAAATATCCTCTTATATAATGATGTGTTAATTCATCCGGCACATTATATGGCGGCTTCAAAATCAAAGATTTGCGTGGAACTATATTGAAATTGTTTTCCAAATCTCTAATCATTATTTTGGATCTTATACCCATTTGGCAATACTTTCTGATCTTTCCAAACATGTTTCTTTCTCTATACCATAATTTAGGCTCACGGTCTATAAAGTTACAAAGTTTTTTAAGATGCTCATCATCTTTAATTGACAGTTCCACACCTATAAGACCATTACTTATCCAACCATCGGCTGCTATAAATCCAGCCCAATAACAACTTTCTTTTGTGAATTTAGCAAATGACAAGTCATTAAAATTATATTTCCTTTCATAAGCGTTTGGTCGCATGGCGACTTTATTTTCTCGCAACCTTTTTAAAATAGTAGGTTTTGATACACCAAACTTTCCTGCTATTTGTATGCTTGTTAGGCCACTTTTGTATAATTTTACTATTCGTGCTGAATCAACATTTATTCTTGCTGGCATATTTCCTATTCTACCCAGCTAAGTCTCCGCCTATGGCAGATCCAGAACTGTTCGGCTCTAGTCTTCCTCTTTGGCCGTTAACATCTGTCGCTCTTTCTACGCTGTCTATATCAAGTCCGATTCCTCGTAAACCACCAAACGCTGCGCTTAAAGCATTGCGGTGAGTTGTTACATATTCACACTGAATGGCGGCAGTCTCTGAAATGATAAAGTTATCAGCACGAAAAGTTGGAGAATAAGATTTGAACCAACAATTATTGAACACATGAACAATGGCGTTTATGCTTGTGCTGGCATTTGCTTTATCTATGAGCTGAATATCGAAAGGAATTCTCTGAGCCTGCAGATTTATAAAACCTCTTGCAAATGCTTCTGGTAGCCTCATGTCATCAAAAACTACACGAGTTATCTGTAGGTCTACCTGCGCAGCACCTTTAGGGTGTATTTCGACAACACCATTTGTCCCAATTTCTTCCCACCTATGGGTGTCACGATTCTGATTTACAACAAGCTGTTGTATAGCTCCAACAGTGGTCCCGCCAACCTTGATTGTTATCTGTGTTGACAAACCCGAAGAAATCCTACTATTTAATATGCTGCCAGAACTAGGATATGTCAT